GAATGGTTTCCCAAACGTCGAGCTTGACGCTGCCGAGGCCGAGCTTATCGAGAATGGCGCGGAGGTCCTTGAAGAACACCGCAGCCTTGGGCGCGAACTCCTCCGATAACTTGAACTGGACTTGGCCGCCTTTTATTTGGCGGGTTTCTTGCCGTGCTTGGCCTTCCACTCCTCCGACGCCCGCAGCAGCGCCTCGTCCCTCACCTCGTCCCCCCGGTCGAATTGTTCCGTCAAGCTCAATCCTTTCTCCTCCAGATAGGCTTTGCGCTCCTTGCGAAGCCTCTGATACTCGCGTGAGTACGTTGTCGGATTTGACACTGGCGTAGCCATCGAATTTCCCTGCCTTTTTCAGTGTGTCATAGGTGACCTGCGGGCCACCCAAGGTGCTTAGGAAATATTCCGGTGCGATCAGCCGCCCGGTGTCATCGAAGCGGCCAAGCATACGGCCAAGCGCCGTCTGCGGGTCGACATCCATGACAACTAGTTCGACCTCATAGCCGAAGTTTTGTAGGGCAGCGCGCAGTCGATCGATACTGTCAGACTTATGCCCTACCTTTGGAATGAGCACGTTGTCGCCAGTGGCGATCAGATTCTCCAACACCTTTTGGCCGATGTGGGAACTTTCTTCATGGACCGCATTCGCGCCGATACCGCCCTTGCCGTCCTCATCGTAGTATTCCGGGATCACCTTCTTGGCTTCATCGACATCGGCGATTGCCGCCTTCATCCGGTAGGCGATGGCGTTGGCGATAGTCGACTTGCCAGCCGCAGGTGGGCCGATGACGATCACTGCCTTGCGGTCCTTGGCGGTCTCATAACCGGGAACTGGCGGGAGACCCTTCTTCTTGCGGTAGGCGTTGATTTCGTCGGTGGACAGACTGCGAGCATCCTCGATCAGCGGCTCGACCACCTCCATGCCCCGGTATCGGGTGCCCTTGTGGGTGTAGACCCGTTCGGCGAACCATTCGTCGGTGCCGTAGCCATCCCGTAGATCAGTGCGCTCGACCGTAGCCATCTTGGCGATGGCTGCTGCAATCCGGGGCGACTCCAGCCTTTCCTTGAGCTTCACCCATTCGTCGGCCTCGACCCCGGCAGGCTTGATGAGTTCGCCAATCTTGAAGCGGGGCTTGGGATTCTTCCCCGCCGATGAAGGCACGCCAACATGGGCTGCTATGGTTTTTTGCCCAGCAAGACGCGCGGCCTCTATGCGGTGAAACCCGTCCAGCAGATCAACCTTGCCATCGCTCCGTAGGGTGCCGAGAACTGGAGAACTACCACCGCCAGCGATGAATTTTTGCACTGCGGCAAGACGGTCTGGTTCTACTTTCGTTAGCTGGCCGGTTCTAACAAAGTTGTCGATCGGCACATCGACACGCCGCCATTCGTAGCCTTCTTCTCTTTCATCGAGGATAAATTCAGCATCGCCGTTTTCGGCCATGATGTCGGCAACCGGCTTGCCTTGCTGCCACCAATTTCCCGTCCTCTTTGGCTGCTTCTTCCCCAGTGCCTCCTTCGCGACCGCCTTCGCCGCCGCCTTGGCCTTCGCCCGGACGGCTGCGACCTTGGCCTTCAGTTTGGACGGTGGCGCTCCTTCATCTTTTCGCGGAACACCTGCGCCTCTTTCCGCTTCCGGTCCCCGTCCAGCTTCGACTCGCCCTCCGCTTGGTGCTCCAGCGTCCGGGCTAGGAGTTCGGTCACCAACGGCGAGCTTGCCTTGGGCTGCTGCTTCTTCTCCGCCATATTGCCGCCTCTTCGCCTCCGTGAGGATTTCAGCCGGACCCGGCGCTGGCTCGCCAAACATATTCACGCCGGGCTGGGTCTTGAGTGCTTCTGTAACATAAAACCGCAGCGCGTCGGCCAGCTTCTCGCGGCCTGTCGGGCTCGTCCAACTGCGGTCGTTCTTGAACATCAGCCGCAGCAGGAGTTCGGCCTCCGGGTGGATCGTCTTGCCCGAGAAAATGTCCGTCTGGTTGACGTATTCGGCCAGCGGCCTGCCTTCGTTGCGCGCCCGCTGGACCAGCCGCACGGCCTCCATCAGGCGCGGCGTCACGTCGACATCCGGGTTGATGTCCTCCGCCTTGGCCTGCGTCCGCATCTGCGCCCACTGGCCCGCCACATCCATCAGCGCGCCGCCGATCGCCTTGATGTTGTTGTCCGGGCTTTCGAGCAGGGTGCTCACAAGGTCGGGATCGCCATAGGCCTTGGCCAGCAGCGCGCCCTGTACGCGGCGAATCGCCTCCTGCGACATCGCCCCTTGCTGGCTGACCATCGCGGCCTGCTCGTTCTGGCCGACCGCCGCCTTGATGAAGCCCTTCACGAACTCGCGGTTGCCAGCGTCCTCGACCTCACCGCCGCGATATTTCGCGACAAGATCGTCGGACATGGCGGCAGCGTCGGCCATCGCGCGCTCTGGCGCGGACATTGCCAGCGTCGTGCGCTCGTTCGCCTCCCGAGTGAATGCCTTGCGTTCAAGCGGTGAGAGTTCGCCTTTCCTGACCCGCACAAGCACGGGACGCTGCATTCCCTCAACCGGGTAGCCTTGCTCCGCCAGATAGGCCTTGTACTTCTCTGCCGTGGGCAGGCCTTCGTTGTAGGCCCGGCGAATCGCCAGAACCCGGCCATTGCCGCTTTCGACCACGCCGTCATCGGCGATTATGGGTGCGCCATCGCCCGCCGATGGATTCTTATCGAGCAAGCGCGGATCGAGGTTTTGTGCAATTTGTGCAATTTGTGCATCCGACGCGCCACGGCTGCGATCGCGCGGCTGAAGCTCTCCCGGGTAGTTCGGATTCGTCCCGCCTTCATCGCGCTGGGAAGCGACTAGAGAATCGGCCTCGACCAGCGCATAGGTGACCGGCACCTCGCGACCTGTCGGGGTGATCGCGACATCCTCCTTTACCGCCTTGGTTTCGAGCTTGGGCCGTCCCTGTTCGATCGAGCCCGCGAACTCCCGGACGATCGGCAGGACTTCGGAAATCGAGTGATCGAGCCGGATCACCTTGATGTCTTCGCCCGCTTCCCGCTTGGCCATCCAGCCGTGGTGGCCGTCGACCACATAGTTGTCGCTGGAGATGATAATCGGTCGATCGCCGCCCTCCGCCGTCTTCACCTTCTCCGGGGAGAACTCGCGTTGCGTCGGCTTGAGGCTGACTGCCGGGACGGTCTCCTCCTTCCGGTTGACGCCCTCCTCTTGCAGGTAGTCGAGCATCTTGGGCCGGAAGATCACCCGGACCTGCGGCATTTCCTTGCGCGGGATGCCGAGCGTGCCGGACTCCGGGGTGAACTCGGTCCAGTTGTCATCGATCTTCTTGCCCGCGATGTTGCCCTTGGCGGCCTCCGGGGAGTAGCTGCCGACCACCGATCGCGCCGCGTCGTGCATCGTGTTGTGGACGGTATGCCCGGACGGACCTTGAGAATCGAAGTAGGTGACCCGGAACTTGCCGCGATCGGCTTCGCTCATATCCGGGCCGATCAGCACCTTTCGGGTTGGATCGCGGTTCGACACCATGCGGACGGACTTGCCGCCCGACGCCAGCCGCTCGACCTCCGCATCGAAGGCGGCATTGCGCGCCTTGAGCCGGGCGATTTGTTCCGAAAGCGGCAGTTTGGACTTCGGTGCTGTTTCGGCCAGAGCGGGCGCTGGAGAGGCGATCGGCGCGGGAGGCTCCACTATAGCGGGGGCCTCTAGCCCGCGCACTGGCGGGCCGGAGGGCATGGCCTGCTCAAGGATTCCGGGCTGGGAAACCCCGGCGGTCACTTGCTCGATCACCGCTTGTGTCTCAGCCCGGTTCTGCTCCACCAAATCGCGGACGTTCCCGGTCACCACCTGCCGCTTGCCGTCGACCTCCATCGTCGTCGTGAAGGTCGATGGCTGGCCGGTCGCGGCCTCGACCGCCGCCTTGCCGTCATCGATCAACTCGTTCGGAATCGGCGACATCCGGTCCTGCGGGGTGAGGCGCGGACTATCCGGGCGCTCCGCCGCCTTGGCGACGGTTTCCGCCATGCCGGGAACGATTGTCGCTGCTTTTCGTAGTTCTTCTGCGGGTGCGGCTGGCGTCGGCGCTGGCACCGCGACAGGTGTCGGCGTCGGCGCTGGCGCAGGAGGAACCATCGGCGCGGCCTGTTGTTCCGGTGGGATAATCCCCTCGGCAGGCGCGGCCCCTCTCGGCATGCCTGTTGTCGGGTCGGGTGGGCCAATCTCCTCGGCTGGCTCGCCGTAGGTGAATGGCGTGGCCGCCGTCTGGATCGCGCCGCCAACCGCCGCGCCGGTTCCGAATGCCTGCGCCACGCCCTCCATAATGTCCTGATCCGGCTTGTAGACGTACTGGGCGATGAGGTTTTGCAGGCCTTGGCTCACGGCTTCCTGCCCACCTTCCGCCAGCGCCCGCTTGCCGACCCGAGCGATCGCGGTGACTACCGCGCCCCATTGGCCGACTGGAATCTTCTCCAGCAGGCCATCGAGCGGCAGCGGCTCCGTCGCGCCGGGAACGACACCTAGCCGCACCGCGTCGAGAATCTGCTCTGGCTTGGCCCCGGCCTTGATCGCCCGATCGACGGTCTCACCCGCCGACATCATGGAGCCAGCGACGACGCCCGGCGCGAGACCGGCCAGATAGGTGGCGATCGCGGGCGCGGTCGAGCCAAGCGCCTCGGTAAACCAGCGGGTCCATGATTGCTCGTAGTCTTCGGCGGCGCGCAGGTTGCGCTCCGCGAATCCCTTGACGGCGGTGCCCGCCTCGAACGTGCCGGTCTTGGTGAAATCCTCGACCGGGATTTCCGCCATCCGCTCCTTCACCCGGGCCGCGAACTTCTTGCGCTGTTCCGGGGTGAACTCCTTGCCTACCTCAAGGCCGAGTTCATCCAGCACTTCCAAGGTGACTTGCTGTTGAATCTTGTCGCGCTGGATCGAAGCCTTGTAGGTGGCCGCGCCCTGCAAGCCTCCGCCGACGCCCTGCAATGCGCCAGACGCCAGACCCTTCCCGGCCTCAAGGAAGACGTTGCCTTCCTCCGCCTGCCCCTCATAGGGGAGGTTGGCGAACAGCGACCGCGCTGTCGGCTTCTTGCCACCCTCCATCGGGAGGTGGCTGAATAGGGAAGTGGCATCGGCCATTACAGCCCCGCTTTACTTGGGTCGATTCCATACCGCTGCAATTCCACTCGAACCGCCGCCTTGCTTCGACCGTTCGCAACTTCCTGCTTGGCCGCTTCGATGGCGTCCTCCTCCGTGACGCCTTCCGGCAGCGGGACCGGCCTGACAGTGGATGCCGCATCCGAGCCAGCCGGTGCCGGGGTCTCGCCTTCGCGTGCCTCCGACGCCGCGCCCGGGGTCCACGAATCCGGGTCCATGCCCATGCTGCGCAGCACGCGCCGGGTGTGACCGACCGCCGCCGTGACCTGCGCGTCGATCTGCTCCGCCGTGGGATTGCCCATGTTCTTGCGGCTGACATCCATGATGTTGTTGAACACCGACGCGCCGATCACCGCTGGATCGGCGTTCTTGTTCTTCAGGACCAGCCCCTTGGCTTCCTCCAGCGGCGTGCCGAGGTCGAGCAGGTATTGGATCGTCTTGGCGTCGGCGCTGTTTTCGTTGTCCTTCGTGACGATGTTGACCAGCTTGCCGTCCTTGTCGACGGTGGGCTTGAAAATGCCGGACTCCAGCGTGCCGGTCTGGCCCTCCCTTGTGGAGACCACCGGGGCCGCAGCCGCGCGATCCGCCGCCGCGATGCCTTCCGCAGAGGTGAGACGGGACAGCGTATCCTTTTCCTGCGCCGCGATCTGGTCGTTGGACAGGTCCTTGCGCGCGCCGATTTCCAGCTTGGTTATCCGCTCCTGCGCTGCGATTTGCGCCGCCGATAGCCCCTCCCTCGACTTCCGTTCCTCCCGGGTCAGAGCCTCCTGCGAGGCGATTTGCGCGGTTGTCAGCTTCTCCTGCGAGGCCCGCGACAGGGCGCTTTCCTGCGCCAAGAAGGATTGCCGACGCACCTCGCGGGCATCCTCGCGCTCCGCCTCAAGCTGCCGCAGCTTCTCCTCGCGGGTCGCCTTGATGGCGGAAAGCTGGCCTTCGCCCCAGCCGCGCGCCGCGCCGCCCGCCAATGCCAGTGCGAACCCGACCATCGCTATTCTCCTTTCAGCGCCCTGCGCATGCCCTTGGGCTTCGGCTCGAAGTCTCCCGGCGCATTCGGCCCGCCAGCCGCCGCAGGATTGCCAGCTTGCCCTGCTTCGTCGCTCGCGGCGAGGTCCCGCATGATCTTTTCGAGGGTGCCGTTCTGATCCATCGCGACCAGCCGGTCGAGGTCCGCCTTGGCCGAGCCCTGATCTATCTCCCCGACCCTAGTCAGCCGCTCGCGGAACCTATCGAGCGCCATCAGCCACGCCCGTTCCAGCCCATCCTTGTCCTGCGAATAGTCCTTGATCTTGCCGCGCCGGGAAACCTCCGCAAGCTCCTCCAGAATGTCCGCGCCCGCATGGTAGAGCACGTCCGGGGGAACCTGATGCCCGGCCTGATCGGCGGCCTGCGCCACCCGGGCGACAACCATTTCGGTGGCCGCCGCGAGACCGCCAACCGGATCGCCTTCGTTGCCCTCTTCGGCCCCACCCTCCAGCATCGTGACAATCTGCGGGAAGGTGTTGTCGGAATAGATCAACTCCCACGCCCTGCCGACAAACCGCTCCATTTCCGCCTGCTCTTCCGGCGAGGCTTGGGTGATTCCCATCTCCTCATCGCCGACCGCAGGCGGCATTGCTGGCTCTTCGTCTGGCCGCGACAGGTCTTCACCCCCGGGCTCGACCACCTCCTCTTCGGGCGGAGGCTCTTCGATAGGTTGCCGCATGCCACGGCGTTGCGGATCGAGTGCCATTATTCGAGCCCCATGTATTTCGGTGAATATTTCGGAGAGTTGATGTCCCACTTCATCTCAGGCGTCGGCCTCCAGATTCCATCTCCGAGGTATTTCTCTTCGAAGGTTTCGGTGGTCGGAGTCACGGTCGAGGTCGACTTTTCGCGAGCCTCCTTCCGCGCCGCCGCGTCCGCCAGAATGTCGGCGGTCAGCCGCTCCGGGTCGCCGTGGTCCGGGTCGCCCGTGCCCTCGCCGGGCTGATAGTAGTTCTCGTGGGTCGCGGCGAAATCGATCAGGTTTTCGCCGATCGACTTGCCGCTGAAAAGCAGTGAGGCGAGTTGCGCGCCGACGCCCGGGAGCCCGAGCGTGCTGGTCATCACGTCGATGCCGGTCGCGGCCACCTGCCCGAATCCGGTTCGCTGGTAGGGTGGCGCATCCCGAGGTGTCGGCTTTGGAGCCCGCATCGGAAGGGTCGGATCGGTAGGCTCGACAGTCGTCGTCGGTGCCGCTGGCGTGGCTGGCGTGGCTGGCTCGACACCTGCGGTCGTTGTCGTCGGCCTCGGAGTCGGTGTCGGCACCGTGGTTGCGGCAACATTGACCCCGGCTTCCTCCAATGCGTTTCTCACCGCCGCTTCGATCGACGCCATCGTGGTCGGGCTGCTTGGGTCCTGCCCTTGCTCGACCGCCGCTTCCGTCGCCCGCTGCCGCGCCGCCGCCTCAATTTCAGCAGGCGACTGGGTGGGAGTCGTGGCCGCGACTTGGGTCGTGGAGGTCGACGCCTTATCGAGCGTGCCAGCCATCTTGCGGTCGACATAACCCAGCACGGAGCCGATCGACTTACCACGCATAATCGAACTGTTGGCGGAGACGGCGGCTGCTCCCAGCACGTCGATCGCCCGATCGTCTGGATTGGCGTTATAGGCGGCCACCGCGCCCTGCGGCCCGAGGAAGTGCGAGGCATAGAGCGATTCCGGCGTGACCGCGATGCCGTTCTTCTGAAGATTCGCCGCGTTGTCGATGGTGTATTGCGCCGTCATCGCCCGGGAGATTGTCGGATCGTTGCGGAGGTCGAGCTTTTCCTGCCGGGAGAGGTGGGCCAGCGTCGGATTTACCCGGTCGAACATGCCCATCCATGTGCCCGAGGTGAATTGCCCAAGCCCGGTGGCGCTCGAATTGGGGTTTTTGGCCCTTGGATTGTTGGCGCTTTCGACGCCGATCATGCGATCGACCACGGCATTGAGGAAGGAATCGGTCATGCCGAATTTCCCACCCACATTGAGAATACCGGCTTGGGTCATGCTTTCCGCCGCGCCGCGTCGAGCCACCTCTGCCTTGTAATCCGACCAGTCTTGCATGCTGGCGTTTTCCATGCCGCGCACCGATGAGGCCTGTTCGGCCCGGCGCGCTGACAGGTCACTGACGGCTTTCGCCGTGGTGTAGGCGTCCATGCTTTCGTTTTCGAGCGTGCGGCGGGCCTCCGCCATGTTCATTTGGCTCGCCGTCGCGCCACCAAACCCGGAATATCCACTGACCGACGCGCGATCGGCGGCCCGTGCTGCCGCTGTCGAGGTGCCAGCGCCCGGGTCGAACCCGGTGGCCGTGCGACTAGCCGCCGCGCGTGTCGTGTCGCCCGAATATCCAGCGACGGAAGACCGTTCGGAAGCGCGTGCCGCCGAAGCCGCCCCGATCGAGGTGGCCGACGATGAACGGGCTCCACCTGATGCGGAAGACTTGGCGACCCCCGAGGTGCCGCTCGACTTGCTATCGCCGGAATATCCAGAGACGGAAGCGCGATCGGAGGCACGCGCCGACGCCATCGAGCCGCTGCTCTTGTTGCTGGTTGAACCGGCATTGCCGCCGCTGCGGGCTCCGCTGGAGGAGGAGCTTGAGGCGCTTTTGCCCGAGCCGCTTAGGCTCTTGCCGCCCGAGCTTTGCGAGTCAGAGCGCGCGCTGCCGGTGCTGCCAGCCTTCGATGCGCTCGAACTGCTCGAACTCTTGCTCGAACTGGAGCCGCTGTAGCTGGCCGCACCCGAGCCGCTTTTCGACTTGCCGCCCGAGCTTGGCGTATCGCCACGGCCCTGATTGCCGGTGCCGTTGTACATCAGACCCTCACAGCTTCAATCTGCCCGGATTGCGGATTGTACTTCCACGCCTCTCGCGTCTTGACCGCCATCGTGTTCGCGCCGCCCATGCCGCTACCGCCGCCGACCAGCGCGGATGACGGGACCTTGTAGCTATCGGTAATCCGCTGTTCCCGTTCACGAACTGCTTGACGATCGGCCTCCGCCATATCCTCCTGCGACTTGATTTTCTGGTATTCGCCGATGCCCTGCCCGAGCCCCATCAGCAGCCCGGCCCCACCTTCCGAACTCAGGAAATTGCCCATCCCCTTCAGGAACCCGCCCGTTGACGAACTGGCCCCAGTGGCCGCGAGACCTGTCGCGGTGTCTGCGGCGGTCACTGCGGCGGTTGTCGCAGCCGGTAGCGCGCCCGCGAAGCCTCCGGTGGCACCTGCCACCCCGGCAGCGGCAGGGGCCGCAGCGCCCGCCGCAAGCACCCCTGTGGGGCCACCGCTCAGGACCTTGGCCGCGCCATTGAACAGACTGCTCAGGATGCCGGTGCCGCCGCCACCCAGCAGGCCGGACAGGCCAGCCGCGCCAGCGCCCGTGGCCGCGCTGCCGGTGAACACCGACGCGCCGACTCCCCGCATGGCGGAACCCAGCTTGGCGACACCCGTGCCGATCGAGGAAAAGACCTTGGTTATGCCGCTGACAAGACCGGACATTTCTTCTCTCCCAACTCAAGACGGTGGATGATGCCGTACTCCTTCATCCCGAATTGCTTCCGCAAAATACGGCTGGTCGCGGCTGGGTTGTCGGTGATGACTGCCGACGCCGCGATATGGACCTCAACCACAAGCGGATTTTTCTTCGCCCACTCGACCATGTTGCGCATGAGGATCGCCGCCTCGCCGGGCTTGGCGTGGTCGTTGACGATCCAGAACAGGTCCGTCGCCATCAGCTTGTCGCCGATCGCATAGATGCGGGCCAGCGTGGCGTACATCAGCCCGTCGATGCTGCCGTCATTGTCGACCACCTGCACCCAGCACGCGCCGCCCTTCTGGTGGCCGTGGCGGCCTATCCCGGAGATAACCAGCCGCTTGGCTTCCTCCACATCGACACCGACCGCGCTACCGGCGTAGTGCGAGCGGGCATGGCAATCGAGCAAAAAGCGGACGATCGCATGGGTGTCGGCGAATTTGGCGTCTCGGATCATGGTCACCAATTCAGGTCGACGTTGTACATCTGCTCGACCAAGTTCAGTTGCGTATTGCGCAAGTTCTTCGCGGCGGTGAGGTAGTCGGCGCGACTGGTGGAGTCGAGATTCGTGTTGGCCATGATGCTCTGGTAGGAGCTTTGGTACATGGTTTCCATCGAGGTCAGCATGTCAGCCGCCGCCGCGCGATCGCTCGCCGCCAGATTCCATTTGGCAATCGTCGTCTGGAGATTGCGGTCGAGATTGGCTTCGCTCTGCCGGTAGGCGATGTCGGCCTGCTGCATTTTCTCCGCCGACGCCCGGTCGAGCTTGCCCTCCGACATGCGGAAATTGATGTCGTTTTCCTGCAAGACCTGCTGAAGCGCCCGGTTCGCCGCCTCGATGCCCTCGGTCGAGGCGATCTGCCGGATTTGCTGCTCGTTCGCCGCGTCGATCTGCTGGGTCTGGAGGGTCTGCGCAAGATCGCGATCGAGGTCCGCCTGCGTGCCCAAGAAGCCGCGTTGCGCGATGTTTTCCGCCGTCTGCCAGCCGCGTTCGGCCACTGCTTCCTTGCTCTGGAATTTCTCTGTCCCGAGCCGTTCGCCGGTCTGGAATTTCTGTTGCGCCTCCTGCGCGGTCATCCCGTATTCGAAGGCGCGCGCCGCTTGGTTCTTGCCGTAGGCCTGCGCCGCGTCCTGCTGGGCGATCGGCAGGATGTTCTGGAGCACCGCGTCCTGCGATGCGCCGACCGCCATTGAGGAGTTCAAGAGACCACGGCGATTTGCTGCCTTCAGGCCCTCTGTGCGCGCCATCTGGTTGAGCTTGGAGTCGGCGGCGGCCAGCTTGGTGACTTGGCTGGCCACCGTGTCATCCACCTGCGACGGCGCGATCGTTGGCATCGCCTTGTTCGGCTCATCCGGGGTGAGCTTCGACCAGTCCTCATAGGACATTCCGCCCATCGCCGCCGCGTCGTAGAGCCCTTTCGACTTGATCGACTTGTTCGGATCGAGATTGCCTGCGGTGACAACGGCCATCAGTAGAACTCCCAAATCCGCATGACGGCGGGAGCCCCATTGCCGCCCGCGCCGCTGGTGGCAGTCTGGCACCCAGCCGCGCCCGAGCCGCCGCTGCCGAAATTGTTGCCGGGGCTTCCATTGACGACGCCGGGACCTGTCGAAATCGCGTGGTAGGCTCCCTGACCCAAATTGGTCGAGCCGCCTTCACCTGAAATCGCCGTGGTGTCTGGACCGCAGGACAGGCCGCGCCCGCCGATCGCCGCGCCGCCGCCCGTTTGCAGATTGGTCGAGCCGCCAGCGCCGCCGCCTAAGATGATTTGGTTCTGGCTGGCGTTCATGGTGCCGTGCTGACCGGCGAAGCCACCGTCCCATGTGTAGACCGTGCCAGCGACCGTGATCGTCGTATCGCCACCTTCAAGGCCCGGCAGCGCCAGCCGCCCCAAGCCGCCCGCGCCAATCACCACCGCCGCGTTGACGACATTCACGACATCGAGAATCGGGGTCCAGCCGTAGCGGCCAGCGCCGCCGCCGCCGCCTGCGCATGCGGTGCCCACGGCTGCACTGCCGGTAATGCCGCCACCCGCGCCGCCGCCACCCACCGCCTCGACCAGAATTTGCCGACATCCGGCTGGCTTCGTCCATGTGCCGCTGGCGACCATCATGGTGATGGTGAACGGCTTGCCGGGGAAGACCGTGCCGACGCCATCGCCGACCGCGAAGTTGTTGGTGGTCGAGTTCCACTGGAGTTGGCCTTCGGCGGTCGGAACCGGGGCCGCGCTCGCCGTCAGATTCAGAACCGGCGAGGTGATCGTCTTGCCGGTGAGCGTCTGCGTGCCGTTGATCGTCGCCACGCTGCCTGCCGCCGTGCCCGGCGTCGAGATGATGAGATTGCCGCCAGCCAGCGTCAGAACGTTGGCGGTATGGGTGAGCGTGAGGTCGCTCGCGGCCCAGTTGATGACGCTGCCCGAGGCAAGGAACAGGTCGGACCAAGAGAGCGTCAGACTGCCGAGCGGAGCGCCGTCATTGGCGGCGGGCGCGACCATCACGTCGAAGGAATAGCCGCCAGACGCCGCTTCTGCCCCGGCAAAGCGCAGGCTGTTGGCGACATGGGTGATGGTGACATCGCCGGACAGCCAGTTGATGACGCCGCCATTCGCCAGAAACAGGTCGGAAAAGGCGTTGCCGACCCCTCCGAGCGCCGCCGTGTCGTTGCCATTTGGCAGTGTCGGGCCGTTCGATATGATGCCGCTCTGCCCGAGAACGGTGCCGGATGCGATGACGTTGCCGTCCTTGTCGACGGAAAACTTGTTGATCGCGCCGACTTGCAGTTCGAGCAGCATAGAGCCAGCCGCCGACGCCGCATTCGTCACGTTCATCTTGATCGCGGTGTAGACGGTGCCCGCGCTGTTCCAGAGCGCCGACATGGCATTGATGAATTGGTTGGCCATTGCTTACCTCTTCAGGCCGCGCCGCGAGAAGTTGTAGGTTTGTGACGAAATCGTGTGCTGCCGGGCGATCGCCGATTCGTGGATCAGGGTGGCTGAGACATTCGGGCCGATGCCGTTGATGTGATGCTCGATCCGGCCCTCGACGGGCTGGGTCCAGTCGACCTCCGAATAGGGCTGGGTGGTGATGATCGAGGTGCCGGACAGGGAGTCGGCGAACGCCTCCTCACCGCCGATTCCGTGGGCGTAGTCGACATCGAAGGCCACGCCGATGGTGATCGGATCAGGCGAGTCGATTTCGAATGTCGCCTTTGTCCAGCGCGTGTTCTGCGAAGGCGATCCAGCCGCGTTGAACGGGAGCCGGATGTAGCTCTTGATCGGCTCACCGTCGAAGGACGTGCCGCGATTGAGTTCATAGACGAACCCGTCCTGACAGCCGACGAACAGGCGATCGCCCTGCCCGGGCACGACCTCGCCGGAACAGGCGCAGAAGACCTCGATCGGCACCTTGAACGGCAGTGTCTCGGGCTCCTTGCGCCCGATGTAGACGGCGAGCCCGGTGCCGTCATTCCAGAACAGCCGGTATTGATCCTTGGCCTTGATGCGCAGCGAGGCGACCGGGAGCACGCCTTGTTCGCGCTTTTGCCGGATCAGCTTCTCGATCTGCTGGGTGACGGAACCGAGCCGCCAGTCGCCGAACGCCGATGTCGTCGGCAAGGTGCGGACACCACCGTCATCCAAGAACATCGGGTCCTTCATCATTTGCGCCGTGTACGGCTGTGCGCCCGAGGCGTCGGAAATCGGGTTGAGGCTGAAGGTCGTGGTGTCGTCGCCCGTGATGTACTCGATGCGGTTCTGCGCAAAGACCATCAGCGAGGTCGCAGCGGCAGACAGGAGCCCGGTGATCTGCTCGCCGAATGAAATCTCGCCAGCGCCCGTGGTGGTGACGAACTCCAGCGGCTCCCCGAGCGATGAGTTGATGATCGTCCCGGAGGTGAACCCCAAAAACAGGTGGTTCTTGAAGTGGGCGATGAAGGAAGGCGCGTCGAACAGCGCCGACATGATGATGAAGTCGCCATTGTCCGCGACGATGTTGTCGCCGTTTTGCGCCAGCAGGAAGGAGATTTCGATCGATTCGCCGCCCGTGATGCCGGTGAAGATCGGTGACAGGAAGGTCCCGCTCCACTCGAATGCGGTGTCGGTGCCGCTGCAAAAATACATGCGGGTCCGCGAGGCCGCGCCGTAGAAATTATGGTTGATGAAGTCGTATTTGCCGCCCGGCTGGATGCCGAGCGCGTTCATCGCCGTCAGTTGCGCCGACCCGGATGACGACAGCAATTCCTCACCCAGCGTGAAGGTGTCGTGCTCCTGCGAGACAATCAGGTATCCAGCCGCCGTGCCGTCCCAAGCGCCTTCGCGCAGCACCACGCGATCGATGAAGGCGGTAGCGAGCGAAGTCACGCCAGCCACATACTCGCCGATTTGAAATTCGGTGTCGCCGGACGCGAACTCCATGAGCGATCCGAAGATCGCTGGCACCCAGCCAGCACTGTCGGCCCGGTACATTCCGGCAGCGCCGCCGTCCACCTTGTCGCGGAAGGAATAGACGTTGCCGTCGAACACCCACACGCCGCGCACCGGACCAGTACCCGGCACCGGGCCGATCGCCGCGCGGCGGAGGGTGACTTGTTCAGGAACCGTGGTGTCGGACGGGCGCGGATGGCCGTCGAACCGCTCATAGCCGCCGCTTGAGGTGTAGCCCGCGTCATCCGGCTCGTAGTTAAGCCCGGCGATCGCCTTTCCCGGCTTCACGGCGATCGGCGGGGTGGCCAGATCGAGGCCGCCAGCCATCAGCGAGGTGTGGACCTGTAGGGCCATTACGCCAGCGCCGCCCCCCATGTGACCTTGGGAAGCTGGTGCGCCTCCAGCATCGAGAAATTCGGCAGCATGCGCAGCCGCACGACCGGAATGCGCGGGCCTTCATCGAAGCCCTCGACGTACTGGAGCGCCGCGTCCTTGATGATCGTGTGGAACTCGGATGGCATTTCGGGAATGTCGGCATCGGCGGTCAGGTATTGGGCGCTTTTGCGATATTGCCCGCGCACCCGGTAAAAGCGGCTTGGAGGTGGCGAGACGATCAGCTTTTGGTCTGGCGTGAGGCTGTAGACCTGCGGCATGCCGGGCGTCTGGACGCCACGAAGCTGGGTTTCGTAGAACCGTTCCCACTCCATGAAGCGCAGGTAGCCCTCGCCGCTCTTGCCTGCGCCCGCGCTCGACTCCAAGGCGTAAGCGAACTGAAAAAAGAGATACACCGGGTTGGCGACAGCTACATCCTTGGGAAAGACGCCAGTCATATTGGTCAGCCGCATGTAGCCGTGGCCTTGCGCCGCCGCCCAGTCGCCCGACGACACAATGGCAGCGACGTTCGCCTTTGGTTGACCCGCCGTCGCTGCCCATATTTCGTCGCCAACCAAGAACGGCCCGAAGATTCCGGCATCATCGAAAGGCAGCATGTCGTCGGTCTCATAGATCGACAGGCCGATGTCGGACCCATCGCCCTTGAAGCCCCATTGCGAAAACCGGGTGATCGGCAGGCCGGTGCGCTCGTCCCGGAAGTCGGTCCCGGCATACTGGGTCTGCACTGGCAAGGTTTCATCGAACGGCTCGGGCGGATCGCCGCCATATAGGGAATAGGTGATCGCCGGGATCAACTCCCCGACGAACTCACTGTTGAGCCAGCGCCAGCCTCGGTGGGCATTCTGGATGTCGATGTAGGCCTCGCGCACATAGTCCACGATCAGCCGCAGCCGGTTGGGTTGCCCGATGACCGTCGAAGGTCTCAGGCTCCCATCGGCCAACGCCTGAATCGTGCCAGTCTGCTGGACCGTCTGCTGGACGATTTCGAGGAAGTTCATGCAGCCTCCTCGTCCTCCCAGTTTTCAGCGCCTTCCTCCCGGGCGATCTGCCGCAACTGCTCTTCGTGCAGCCGCTCCTGCTCCTCCGCCTCCTCGCGAATCGCGGCGGCCTTTTCCGCCTTGGTGAGGGGTGGCTCGATCAGGAACACGGAGACCGGATATTCCGGGACCTTGCGCCATCCGGTGATCTTGGAGTCGTCGTCGGTGATCGCGATGTGGGCCACCGCGTTCATCAGCACATGGTAGTATTTGTAGTCGAGCCAGCAGGTTTCAGCGCGCGGAATCCAAATTCCGATTCCGTTGACCGAGGCAAAGACCGGCTCACTGCCGCCCGGCTTTTCCTGCGGTTCGATGCGAAGCTGGACACTGCGCCGGTTCGCCCGATGGCGCACGCGCGGCGGGGCCTTGCGGACCAGCGGAGGGGCGGGCTCGTCCAGACCGTCATCAATCTCGATGTAGTCGACGGGCATGCCAGCCTGCGCCAGCTTGGCCTTGATACCGGCCAGCCCCATCTTGGCGTTCACGTCGAGATTGAGGTTTTCGACCACATGGTTGGCGAGCGCCGTGGCGTTCAACAGGTCGATCGGAATCCTACTTTTTCCCACGAGACTTTCCCTCCTTGAACTTGATGCCGACTTGCTTGAGCGCGGCGATCTGCGCCTCGGTCACCTCGATCGGCACGCCCTTTTCGAGGCGGGTCATGTTGCCCTCGACGTACAGCGGGACGGTGCCGCCTTCGTCGCCCTCGATGGTTATGGTCGAGGTGTCGGCGGGAGGCTCCGACTCCTCAGGTGGGGGCTCGTCCTTTGCTGCGGGCGGCTCCTCATCAGGAGTCTCTACGGACTCCGTGGTATCAGCCGGGGCGTCGGCGGCTTCCTCCGCCGCGTCGATCATGGCCTCATCGGCCTCCTCCGGGAGTTCTTCGCCGGTTTCGATGTCGTCTTCCGGCAATTCGGTGTCGTCGCCCGAAGATTTTGCTGGCTTCTTCGGCGCGGATTTCTTGGCCATGAGTGGCCTCCTTTGGGGTTGGGGAAGTGCCGGGCAGGAGACCCCGCCCGGAGATGTCAGACGGAAGTCGACAGCGCGGTGGCCACAGCGCCCGAGCCGACCAGATTGGCGTCGATCATCCAGAGCCCTGCCGCGATGTCGACGCATTCGACTTTCGAGCCCTGTAGGCCGCCCGTGGTCGAACCGTTCATGGTCAGAGTGTCGTCGGCCCCGGTGGCCGCTTCGTTGGAAGCAGCCGCGAAGGTCGCGGTCGAGATGCCGACATTGCCGGTCAGCACGTCCGTGGTGTTGCCCACCTTGATGACGCCGGACCCGGTGAGCGTGGTCTGCACGATCACCGTGTACTTGTCCTGACTGCCGGTCGCGGCGGGCAGGGTGGCCACGATGCCAGCCGCCCGGTTGAACAGGGTGATCCGGCCTTCATGGTCGATGCGGTTGAGCGTCACGGTGGCCGCCGTGATGCTGACCACCGACTTGTTTGCGCCGCCCTCACGCAGGTAGCGTTCGAGCATGTAGTCGTCGCCCCGAGCGATGGCCGACCGGGCGGCGGCGGAGTCCAGTGCGTTGAAAGTCATGTGCGTCGGTCTCCTTCAGAGGGCGATTAGGTGTCCTCACGGAACGCAATGAAGCGCAGCACCTTGGCCTCTTCGGCGATCACCGATCCGATGGTGAAGCCTTGGGCGTTGGTCGCTGCCGCGCCTTCGTAGCGTGAGATGGCCGAGGTGCCAGCCACGACCGGAGTCGCAGCCGCCGCGACGGCGACGTTGTGAACCACATTGGCGGTGACGGTAGCGTCGTCGGTGCCGAGCACACCGGATGCCGCATTCTGGACGACGACTGTTTCGCCCGCGAAGGTGCCGACCAGCGACCCTTCTTGCAGGACAAGGAAGCCAGCCGCATCGCCAGCCGCGAACGAGCCCGAATAGAGCAGCACGTCTGCGACTTGCGCGGTGGCCCGGGAGGTATTGCCCCGGATGGTCGACCCCTTGATGATTTCCACGGTGCCGCCCGAGGTGAACGGGACCACCCATTGCAGGAAGGCGGTCGTGATGATGTCGCCGTCCGACGAATTGAAGAGTTGAACGCAGGTGGGAATCCACCCGAGTTCGACGTTGATGGCCGCCCCATTGCCTACGAGGATGCCGGTCTTGATTGCGGGCTTCATGACGAAAGCTCCTGTTTCCGGTTAAAGCGAAAAGGCGGGATCGAGCCCGCCTTCAATGAGGATCAGAGTTGCGAAACCGCGACTTCCAGACGGGCCATCCAAGCCTGATTGAGGATCAGCGCGGCGTGGTAAGTCTTCCAGCCGACGTAGCCTCGCTGGCCGAGCGGGTCGTCCTTGGTCTTCTGCCCCACCGGAATAACCGTAGGAGAAACAGCACCTTGGCCGCGTAGGGCGACCATGCCCCATGCGTCCTGCCCGAAGTAGATGACGGGATAGACATCGGCGTTGACACCGCCCGTCGAGACCATCGAGCCAGCCGCGCCACCCGCGTTCAAGAACGGGTTGAGGTCGGGCGACAGCATGTAGCGGACATCCTCGACCGAGCCGATTTCATGCTCCGAAATCGGGTTGCGGGTGCCGTATTCGGCAACCACCTTGAAGCCGGGCATGTTTCGAATATCCGACTCAACGTCAGTGTGCGCGACCGCGATGAACGCACCTTCGACCGCCCGCGTGCCGTAGTCCGAGGACGGCGACAGCGACCGGGTGATCTTGGTTGCCTTCAGGGACTTCAGCGACCGCAGGACGGCGCGCTGCTTGCCGAGCGTGATCGGCGTATTCACGTCCGTGCGGACGGTGCCGTTGGCGTAGTAGACAGAGGTGCCAGCGCGGACCACGCCATAATTCAGCGCCTCGATCGTCCGGCCAATGTTCTCGCCAGCCTGCATCGAAGCATCGTTCAAAACCGGGTCCTCATGCAGGTCCTCGATCTTGTCGGTGACGACGACCACTTGGCCGTACTGCCGCAGGGTGGCCGCGACATCTTCGTAGCTGAATTGCGTTTCGGTCGGGGTGACGCCTTCGACCAGCGGCGTGGTGGCTGCTGTGAAGACTCGCGGACGCCGGAACTTGATGGTGTCCGTCTTGTTTTTCGGCATCGGCTTGGTCAGGCCGAGCTTTTCCAAGACCATGACGGGCTTGGCGTGGCGGAGCATTTGCCTCTCCGCGTAGACGTTTGTGCGGGGAGAAATTCCGCCATCGGAATATTGGGTCATCGGCATTGAAGCGGTCCTTCACAGTAGACCGCTCAATCCCTCATGCGTTGCGATACTTCTGCTCCTCCGGGTCTATGTCTCGGAAGGCGTTCCACAATTGCTGCGGGTCGCCATCTTCCGGGATGCCGCTGACGGTAGGGCGGGAGCCCCCACCTTGCGGCGATGCCGAGCTTGCCAGTTGTGCCGCGCGCCGGGAATTGAGCCCTTGGTTCGGAGCCTTGACAGGTGGCGTGACCTCCTGCGCAGGCGGTGCTTTGGCGGCGTCAACGAACTGCTTGAAGGCGTCCATCGTAGCGATCGCGCCTTGCGGATCGATGATGGCCTCCTGATTGGTAAGGAAGGCTTGGCGCAATTTAAGCGGCTGATCGACAATCCACTTGCCGAACGCGGCTCCGTTCTCGCGCAAATAGCCGTCCCAGCCGGGATGCTTGCTTTCGAGCAGAGTTTCGTTCGCCTTCAGTTCGCTGTCCATCTCAAGATCGGCGGCCTCTTGGCGGCTCTTCTCGACGGCATCGAACCGTGAAAGTTTCTCAGCGATCGGAGCCAGCTTCTTCTGAAGCGGGGTGGCGATCTCTGGATATTCAGCGGCCAATTCAGCAAGTGGATCGGCGGCTTCTCCGTCCGCAGCGGGTGGGGGCTGTTGCGCAGCAGCCGCGTTCCGCTCCTTGAGCCTGCGAGTGTAGGAGGCAATCCGGCCTTCGATCGATCGGCGGGCATGCTCCGTCTGCGCGGTCTCAAGCGCCTTGACCTGTGCGTCGTGCGCGGCCTTCAACTCTGGCGGCGCTGTTGCCCACGGGTCGGGGGCGGTCTTGTCGTCCTCCGGTGGTTTGGCTGCGGCTCCCGCGCCGGGTGCGGCTGGCTTCTCCTCCGGTGGCGTATCTTTACCATCTTCGGGATTTTCTGCAAACGCATCAGGATCGTGGCCGTTGGCCGCAGGCTTCGCGCCCACTTCGGCGGCCTCCGCCTCCTCCATTTCCTTCCAGAAATCCTCTTCGGTCTTTTCTTCGTCGGGCTTCAGTTCGGGCATGCTTCCTCCTCAGACGCCGCTGCGATCGCGGGGTCGTAGCTCATGCGGTATCGCGGTCTTCGGGACAACGGCTGGCTTCACCAACTCCAGCACCTCCCGCATGGCCGCGATCTTGCCGCGCAAATACTGGCTTTCGCCATA